TGCTCGTAGTTGTAGACAATCTGCCCTGGCATACGGTCGTGTTCACTTTCAGTTGAGTGTTGCGGCGGCTCGCGTGGGTGTGTGTGGCCCGGTTAGGTGGCTGAGCGTGTGACGGTGAGCGGCTGCCGCCACGCGGGCGGCTCGTAGGGGACTGGCGGTGCGCCCGCGGGCTCGCGCGACTTGAGCTGCGCGCGCGCCACGTCGGCAGCGCTCATGCCGGCAGGGAAGCCGTCGGCGCGGCGGTGCGGGTCTTTGCCGCCGCCGCCCGCGGGCTTGGCCTGCTTGGTGGTCGCGGTGAAGTAGGCGGCGACGTACTCGTCAGACTGGCCGGTCATGCTCGCAGCCGAGTCGAGGTGCGTGATCGCTTTCTCGTGAATCTGACGGCTCGAGAGGCCCGCAAGGTCGACGCCCGAGCCGAGCACTGCGCGCGCAGCGTCGAGCAGTGCGACGCGGTCTGCGACGAGTGAATCGAGGCGCTTGGTGTCGCTCGCAGCTGCGAGCTGCTTGGTGGTCGCGTCGAGCTCGGCGCTTTTGGCGTCGAGCCGTTTCTGCAGGTCTGCGCTCGCAGCGGTTGCAGTCTCGAGCTGTGCTGTGACCTTGCGCACGAGCTGCTCGGCCTGCGGGGTGACTTGCGCGTCGATGCCATCGATGCGGACGGTGACTAGGTCCATGCGGTGTCCTTTGTGTGGTGCGGTGTCGGGCGGCTCGAGCGGGTCGAGCGCAAGCGTTGCGGCGTGCGGGTTGTCGGTGAGCTCGGCGGGCTTGCCGTCGAGGCGCAGCGCGACGTCGGCGCCTGCGCGTCCCCAACCACGCGGCCCGAGTCCGACGTGGTTGTAGACGATGCCGGTCTGCTCGGCGTCGTAGCGCTCGCCCTGGTACGTGCCCGGCTGCTCTATGAGCGTGCACGTGTAACCGCAGCTCGCCTCGACGCGGTCGCGCCGCTCGACAGCTGCGATGAGCTTCGCGTCAGTGATGAGCAGCGTTGCCTCGACGTATCGCTTGCCGTCTGCGCGAGCGTCGCCGGTGACGTGCCCGAGTGCGAGCTCGCGGGCGTTGGTGGCGCTGACCATCTCGCGCGGATGCAGGTCCGTGATCGGGGCGTCGGCGAGCGTGGCGAGCGAGCCGCCCGCAAACACCTGCTCGGGTCTGCGTAGCTCGCGACGCAGCGTGCCGTCGGCGCGGCGATAGGTCAGCACGCCTGTGCGCGTGACGCGGGCGGGCGCCCTGAGAAACCCCTGCGGGGTGCGGGTGACCTCGCCAAGGGTCGCGGCATCGTAGCGCTCGACAGGCTGCACACGCGCCCGTACTGGGCGAGTTTTGGGCGTGTCAAGACGTCACGCTGGCATGACGTCGAGACTGTCTGACTCCATGACTGCCAAGCGCGCGGGGGCTCGCGGGCGGGTGCTGCCCGGGAAAAGCCCGGTTATTCGATGGCGACGGGCTGCGGCGGCGGGTCTTGCCCGAGCCGGCGGAAGTGCTCGAAGCGGATGCGCTGCACATCCTGCTCGAGCCGCTCGAGCTCGGCGTCGCTGAGCTCGGCGGCGCGCGTGTGCTCGTGCAGGTCAAGGTCGGTGAAGTCGCCATGCGCCGGGTCGGCGAGGTAGGCGGCGGCGATTTCGAGGATGTCGGCGGCGCTCCATGGGTAGAGGCGCACGGCGAGCAGCTCGGCGGCGGATTGGGTTGCCATGGCGCAGCCTACCACGCAGCCGCCCGCGCCCCCTCGCCGGGCCCCGGCGTGGCGCCGGGGGCTCTGCGAGGCCGGCCGAGCCCCGCGCCGGCGTGGTTTGGGTACGATGTGACTACGGTACGCACACACTACAATCGTAGTGTAATCGATGCGATGCATAGTGTAGTCGTTTGTCAGCGTAGTGTATGAGCTTGCGTGTGTGCGCGAATCGTATGCGAGTCGTATGCGTGCGCGGTTGTCGAGGTGTCGCGCGCCGTTTGCGCCAGGCTGAGAGGCGCCCGGCGGCGGGCTCGTCAGTCGTGCGGGATGAACGGGACGGCCTTGGTGGCGGCCTTTGGGTTGCGCAGCTGCGCCTTGATGGCAACGCGCTGCTCGTCTGTGAGCTTGCGCATGGAGAGCCAAAACTCGTCGGCGATGGCCTGCGCGCTCGCGGGCACGTCGTTGCGGGACTTCCAATCGAGCGCGCCCTCGAGCAGTTGCGCTCGAGCCTCTGCCGCGGTGAGCGCCGTGTTGTCGGTGATGGCCTGCAACATGGCTGCGATCTCGCGGTCGTACGAGCGCACAGGGTTGAACGTCCAGCCCTCGCCCGTCTGCTTGGGCAGAGCGAGCAGATGGTGCTTGGGTAGCGCCTCTTGCTCGAGCCCCGCGAGCGTCGAGACAAACCCGCGCGCTGTGACCTCGGTGGTGATCTCGTCGTAGAACAGCCGCGTCGCGCCTGCGGTCTCGTAGCGCATGGTCGGCCCGTAGCCGTGAGCGACCTCGTGAAAGATCGTCTTGAGCCCGCCGAAAGAGTTGGGCAGTATCTCGTCGCCGGCAGCGATGGCGCGCAGCCCCTCGAGCGCGCTCTGCGTGCGTGACTTGACGAGTCGTATGTGACGCGTGCGCAGGTCGAACTCGCCGTATACCGTGCCCGCGCGGTTGAGCCGCGCCTTGAGCTCGATGGTGTCGAGCTGCACGGGGCCCGGGTCGCCGAACAGCCCCGACTTTGTGAGCGTCTCGCGCTCGTACCACGCAGCGACGAGCGCGCGCGCGGCTGAGCCGTCATCGAGCCCGCGCAGCAGTTGGTCGATGGCGGTGGCGAGCTCGGTGACGAGCTGCTCGCGCTGCTCGGGCGTGAGCTCGATGGCGGGCGGGATAACGGCAGGCGCTGCCGGCGGGGCTGCGGGTGGCGCGGGCGGCGCGACGCGCGGCAGCGGCTCGGGCGGCTCGAAGATGCCCGGCTGCGGGCGCGTGCGCGGCAGCGGCGCGGGCGGCTCGACGGGCAGCGTGGGCAGCGGCTGCGGCGCTGGGCGCGGCAGCGGCGCGGGCGGTGGCTCGACGGGCAGCGGCAGCGGCGCGGGCGGCTCGGTGATGCCCGGCTGCGGGCGCGGCAGGCGCGCGGGCGCGGGCGGCTCGACGGGCAGCGTGGGCAGCGGCGTCGGCGCGGGTCGTGGCAGCGGCGCGGGCGGCGGCTCGACGGGCAGCGTGGGCAGCGGCGTCGGCCGCGCGGGCGCGGGCAACGGGGGCAGCGGGGTCGGCGCAGCGGTCGGCGTCGGCAGCGTCGGCGCAGCCAATGGCGGCGCGGGTGGCGCGGTCGGCAAGCCCGGCAGCGTCGGCTGCGTGGGTGCAGCGCCGCGCGGTTGGATGCGCACGCGTCGACGTGGCGGCGCGGTGATGGGGCCCGAGCTCGGGCCCGCGGGTAAGCCCGGCAGCGGCAGCTGCTGCGGTGCCTGCGGGGCGAGGGGCGGCGGCAGCGGGCGAGCGAGCGGCGACGCGGGCGGGCGCGGCGGCGCGGGCTCGGGCGGCGGCTCGGCGTCAATCACGGCGTCGTCAATGATCGGGATGGCAGAGCAGCGGCAGGCATAAAAATGCGTGTCGAAGCCCGGGTGCGCCCGCTTGCCCGTGGTCGGGTTGACGACGGGTGGCTCTGCCCACTTCTGTTGCGTGCCCTCGAGCGCACGGTGATAGGGGCGCACCTTGCGATCTTTGCTCGTGGCCCACGTGTAGTCAGTGATGCCGAGCTGCGTCTGACGCAGCCGCGTCTGCTCGCCATGGTATTTGCCGATCGCATCGTTGGCGATGAGCTGCGCGTGACGCTTGGCGACTTGAAACTGCGCCTCGAGCTTGGCCGCTATCTCGTCGGGGCGCGCGCCCTCCTCGAGCTCGGCCATGACGAGCTTTTTGATGTCGGCGTAAGTCTCGTCGGTGAGGTTGCTCACACGCAGGATCGAGGCCTCGGTGAAGGCCTCGAGTGACTCGGCGATGCCCGACGTGGGCAGGTGCGGATCGATGCCCGTCACGGCCTCGACTTGCCTGCGCAGCGTGTTGTCGACGTTGACGCTGACGCCGACGGCGGCCTCGAGCGAGCCCGCGCGGATGTCGGGGATCTTGAAGTCAACCGGCAGCGTGACGGCAGCGCCGTCGATGAGCCCCGACGGCGTGTTAGGCGGCT